TTAATCATACTGCTCTTATGGCTCAGAACATAGTAGTTAATCTTGAAGTGGACACCGCAGGGGCGGTCACTAACATCGATGCCGTAGAGCAAGCGATCACCGAAACTTCGGACGCTACCAAGTCGCTCAAAGCCCAACTCCGTGCGCTACAAGTGGAGATGCAAGACATCGATCCAAGTGACGCCAAATTCGATGAACTTTCCAAGCAGGCAGGGGAACTAAAGGATAGGATCAACGACGCATCGGAGGCCATCCGAAACAACGCAGGTAACGCCTTTGAGGGTTTGAGCAACAACGCCCAAACACTCGGCAGCCGTTTGTTGTCAATGGACTTCTCAGGCGTTGGTGCATCGGCCAAGGCTATGGCTGGCAACGTGAAGAACATCAACTTCAAACTCGTGACCGAAGAAGTGGGCGGAATGATCAAAGGATTTGCCCAGCTTGGAAAGGCGCTTCTTGCCAATCCGATCTTCTTTATCGGTGCAGCGGTCGTGGCTATCATCGCCAACTTTGAGGAATTGAAGAACCTCATATCACTGACCTACTCCGAGGAAACAAAAGCGGTCGAAGCAGCCAATGCCAACGTGACTGCCCAGCAAGAGAAACTCGACGCCATATCATCTCAGGAGAACATACTCAAACTCCAAGGCAAGAGCGAGCGCGAGATTTTGCAAATGAAAATATTGCAAACTGGCGAAATCATTGCCGCGATGGAGAATAGCATCCGTATGCAAAAGGCCGAACTTGCAGCGCAGATCGCAGCCGAAGAACGTGCAAAGTCCATTCTGAAGGGTATTATTAACTTCATCACAATGCCACTGCGGATGCTTGCCATCCAAATCGATGCCATCGGTGAGGGTTTGAAGAAGATCGGTGTGGTCAGCGAATCATTCGGCCTTGAAAAGATGCTGGACAAAGGCGTGGACATGGTGGCTGACATGGTATTCTCGCCCGACGATGTGCGCAAGAAAGGTGAGGAAACGAATAAGGCGCTGGAGAAACAACTTACTGACGCAAAGAATCAGCTTGCAGGGAATCAACTTGCGCTCAAAGCGATGGATCAAAAGGCAGCCGATGAACGCAAGGCTGCAAGAGAGGCGGCAGCAGAAGAACGGGCGAAACTTGAGAGAGATCAAAACAAAAGCATTGAAGCAATGAAGTCGCGCAGTGCTACGATGCTGAAAAACGAGTACGATACTGGCATTAAAATGATCGATATGCAGAAGCGGACGCAGGCGGCCATGAGTGAAAATCTAGCTCTTGAAGAAAAAAAGCGTCAGGAAATCCGAGAAAGGAATTTGCAATTTGCAAAGGATAACATGGTCAATGGATTGGAGTTCTTGAGCAACATCACCACCATATTTGAGGGCAAGTCGCAAAAACAACAAGAAAAGGCTTTCAAGATACGCAAGGGTATATCCATCGCTCAAACTTTGATCAGCACCTACCAAGGAGCAATGCAAGCCTACAACTCGCAAATCATTCCACTCGATCCATCATCGGTTGTACGTGGAGCAGTGGCAGCCGCCTTCGTTGTGGCCGCAGGTTTGGCGAACGTAAAGAAGATCAGCGCACAGAAATTCGAAGGAGGAGGAAGCCCACCATCAACAGGTGGAGGTGGAGGTGGCGGAGGCGGTGGCATTGGTGGCGGTGGCGGATCACAAGGCGGCACTCCCACATTTAACCCAATAGACACATCATTCCTCGGCAATAGACCAGCACAAACAGCACAAGCCTACGTACTAGCAGGCCATGTTTCAAGTGCGCAGGATGCCAACGCCAAGGTCAAGGACTTACGTAGACTTTAATACATTTGTAATTATGGAAAAGAAAAGAAAAAAAATAATTTACGGCATCAACGACGAAGTGATGGGCGTGTATGCCATCTCAGTTGTAGAGATGCCAGCCATTGAAGCCAATTTCATTGCGCTATCACAGAAGCAAGCCGTTCGTTTGAGCGTGGATATGGGGCGCAGGATGCTCTATGGCCCCGTACTTATCCCCGACATGGAGATCCTTCGCGTGGATAAGCAGGGTGAGGAGTACCTTATTGAGTTTCCAAAGGAAACAATCGTCATGGCAGCTCAGGAATTTATGAAGTCAGGCCATCAATCTGACCACACGATTGAACACGCTGCCAAAATCAAAGGCATGACCGTTGTTGAATCATGGATCAAAGAGGGCGAGGCCGACAAGTCCGTTCACCTTGGCATGAATTATCCCGACGGCACATGGTTCGTGGGGGTCAAAGTGGACAACGATGACATCTTGGAGAAGGTGAAAATCGGTGAGGTGCGCGGATTCTCCATTGAAGGTGAGTTCACGCAGCTATCCAAAGAGGCACAAGTGTTGGCTGCCATTAAAAATGTACTAATTTCGCACGAATAATTAAACCACAATAATTTCAATGAAAACAACGCTAGAAAGACTCGGACTACCTGAGCAACTTACACGCTTCAATGGTTGGTTGAAGCAAACAGAACACGCCATCCCGGCATTAAAGGAAAACGTGACCATGGCCTATGACAAAGCCACACGAAAATGGGTGCGCACTGCCACGTATGAATTGACAAAAACGGACGTGAATCGCGGCGACACATGGATGGCTTACAACTACTTCAACTCACTTGTGCATGGTCATGGGTTTATTGTTTCTGATGATGGCAATGCGATTGCCAAAGAGGCATCGACCTTCGTTGTTCCCGTTGGCCCACAAGCAGGCAAAGAGTTTTGGACGGGCGCACAGACCATGGAGTTTGATCGCGGCACATGGAAGCGAGTGTATCACAATGCGTTCAGAAACGCAGACAAAGACGGCAATCCGCATGAGGGTTTGATCGGCCTTGTAGTATTCAGCAAGACCACGTTCCAAACAAGCCAGCCAAAGGTGGTTAGCCACAAATTCAACAAGACCTTCACGCGCTCTGAGTTGTTGGCTATGGGTATCACTGCGGACATGATCGCGGAAAACTGCTATCAGAAGTTTGAGTTGATCACGCCATCGATTGACACCCATTTGTTGAACGTTGCCACGGATTTGGAGCAACTCGATGAAAACGTATGGGTGCCAAATGTTTACTTCAATGGCAAGGATGACAACTCATTCAACTTTGGGGCGCTGATTCCACCATACGCAGGCCGCACGCCTGACTTCGTTGTTCGCCTCAGAGCATACAATGATTCAACAAATGCGGACTATCCTGAGCCGAACTACTCAGGAATGGGCAATGGTGGCAAATGTTTGGATATTGCCTTTGAGAACGAATCGGTGAAGCCAGTTAGAATTGAATGGGGCAACTCATTCAGTGTGCGCAATGAGGCTGACGAGGTTGTATTGACCTTTGACGCAGAGGGCCAACGTGCTGCCATTGGTATGTGCATTGAGTACAAGCCATTGGATGGCAAGAAAACAGACACCGAAATCTACATGGACGTTCGCACGGGCGAAGTATTCCATAGTTTAATTGGTAGATAATTTGATTGAGTTATATTTGTATCGGATTTGGTAACAGGTTATTGTTCCACGTTTGAGTTTTATTGGAAAGCCGCCCATAACGATGAGCGGCTTTTTTTTTAGAACGAATACTTGCCGTAGTTCGGGCGTAGCTCAAAGAACATCCGCATCATTACACAATCCGCATAGTCAGGTGAGCGACCAAGGCTGCGTTTGATGTCATCCTTTGACGTAACGCTCTTTTTCTTATCCTCTTTGCTGGCATCCCTGACAAGATCCAACTCCTTTATGATATTCTCCTTTTGGCTATGGTCGGCAAAGTGGATGCGGTTCATCTTTATGAACTCCGATAACTTGAAGTAGCACTCCGCTTTGATGTGTTGAAAATGATCTTTGTCAATCGCGCTCGATCCATTCAAGAACTCACGGCACTTCAATAGTCCTTTGACGCCAATACCCAATCCATCGCTATCCACTACCACGTTATTGAGTGGAACACCATGCGAGGCCGCCAATTCGCGCAGGATATTAGCCACCTCATGGGGGTATTTGTGAATATGCTCAATCACCTTGACGCAGTGCAAGCCCTTCCACACCATGATCACCGTCCTATCATTGCCCATGGCCGCAGGATCGCACGTGATAAACCCTTGACCCGTTGGTTCGGTATCGTTGAACATCTGCACCATTGCATCGTAGTCAAATATCTTGTCGGGAGCATCATCAAACTCCCAATCCCCATCGAGTAGTCGCTTGCGGTCGCGCTCATTGAGCCTCTCCATCTTCATTTGATAGGCTTCATTTGGCACGATCGTGTTGTCAGCGAGTAGCGCCTGCACAAAGGCACGATGCGCAGGTAGTTTACCTTCTTTGTATGGCGTCCAAAAGTCATTGTACAACCATCCGCGCGAGGGGTTGCATGACATCAATCCCTTTGGCCGCCCGTTCACTAGGTTGTATCGAACGCGAGTGTCTAGAATCTCCACAGCCTTTGCGCTGATCTCCGCGACTTCATCCAAAAAGTAGTCAGTGAGTTCCAATGATCCGAAGCGATGAAAGTCAGGATCGCTCGGAGTGTCGGCCATGTCCATGAGCAAGGTTTCGCTGCCATTGTGCCACGTAATCCGATTGAGTTGGCCATTGTAGTTGTAATCTTTACCGGCACGCAAACCCATTTGAGTGCATAGTTCCCAAAAGGAAGCCATCGTGGAGAGCTGCAACTTCTTTAATTCAGCACGGCCAATCAATCCACGGGTTTGTGGATACTTCAAACGCCTTAGTATCTGCCAATAGCACCCTAGCCACGTTTTCCCACCATACACACCACCACCGTAAAGCACTTGCTCCACATGGGATTGAGGTGACAGATAGTTGATGGCCACCTGTTGACGATCATTTAACCGAGTTACGTAAGGCATCGTACAAATTTAGTCCTAAAAATGTAAAAAGAATTTGGCAACATAACACAAATGAGCGCGGACATGGTTAAGTGGTCAAATCATTATATCATGCTTAAAAACAAAATCAATGAAATCCTCGCTAAGTTCAATGTGAACTTGTCGGTGGAGAACACGATCAAACTTGCAGCGGTTGCCAAAACAATCGAAGGCATTGAGGTCGGCACGCCTGCGGATGAATTTGCCGAAGGTGTTGAAGTGTATATCACCATCGAAGGTGAGGTTATTCCTGCACCCAATGGAGATCACACACTTGAAGATGGCACAATCGTGAGTGTGCAAGATGGCAAGATCACCAAGATCACCGCCAAAGTTGAAGAAGAAGAAATGTCGAGCGAGATCACCGAGGTGGTGAGCCAACTTGCTGAGCGCATCAGCGTTCTTGAAGCAACCAACGCAAGCCAAGCCGCTGAGTTGTCTGCACTCAAAGCAACCAACAAAGAATTGACAACTAAACTTTCAGCGACCGAAACAAAGGCCAAAACTGCTGAAACGAAAGTGACTGAACTATCCAAGAAAGCCGCTGAAACTTCAGTGACCGAGCTTTCCAAGAAATCAACGAAAACAACCGTGCAACCTGCACCTAAGTCGTTTTCACAAATGACATACGTAGAGCGAGTAATTGCTCAGATGTCTTCATCAAATCAAAACTAAATTAAAAAAAGAGCATAATGCCAACTAATGCACCCCTTACTACCAATTACGCAGGCTCAGTTGCCGGTGAATGGAACCTAAAAGCGTTTCTCGCAGCAGAAACCACAAAGCACATCACGGTAAAAGAAAACGTACCGGGAAAAATCAATGTGCGTCGATTGACAGATTCAGCGACCACTTTCGCAGATCAAACTTGCGACTACACACCAACAGGTACTGTTGATCTCGATGAGCGCACGTTGACTTTGGTTGACTTGCAGATGCAGCGTCAACTTTGCACCTTGACTTTTCTTCAAGATTGGGAAGCACTTGCCGCACAAAACGGAGAACTTGGATCAGTTGCTGACGCATTGATCGCTACCATGGCAGGCAACATCGGTGCAATCATGGAAATAATGATTTGGCAAGGTGTCCTTGGCGCAGGTGCGTTCAATGGTTTTGAAACATTGTTTGCCGCTGACGCAACGGTCCTTGACGTAGCTACTCCCGTGGCTATCACAGATGGAAACGTAATTGCTGAAATGGCAACGGTCATTACCACATTGCCAGTTCGCGTTCGTCGCGCTCCTGAGAAACCAAAGTTGTACGTTGCCTCCAACGTTGCAGAATCTTGGAGAAACGCTCAATCTGCCCTTGGTAACAATAACTTGTTCCAATCAGGTGATGCAATCCGCATGACATGGCAGGGTTCATACGACATCATCGAATGTCCCGGTATGAGTGACAACGTGATGGTGTTCGCTCAGGCATCGAACTTGTGGTTCGGTACCAACAAAGAAAGCGACATGAACAACATCTTCGTGTTGGATCAGCGCCCAATCACAGGTGCGAAGAACGTGAACTTCGGTGCTGACTTCTTTGCCGCAGTTCAGTACGGACGTGGAAACGAGATCGCTTTCTACAAGCCCTAATCATTAACCAATAACGGGGAGCGTAACACCTCCCCGTTTAATAATACCCAACAACCATGGCGTGCGCATTAACGACAGGCAGAATTTTAGACTGCAAAAACCAAGTGGGGGGCATCAAAGAGGTGTTTTTCGCTGATTGGAGAGTTCTTCAGGATTCTTTGACATACGACGGAGGTGGTCAGGTCACTGACTTCGATGCGGCTACATTGTACCGCTACGAATTGAAGTCCAGCGCCAATGTTTTCACACAAGACATCAGCGCATCGAGCGACACTCAATCCGTGTTCTTCACACAGACATTGACCATTCAACTTGCAGACCTTTTGCCGACCTACCGCGTGGAGCTTGGCAACATGGTACGCAACAGACGTTTGATCATCTTCGTGCGTGACATGAACGACAAAATCCACATGATGGGATTGGATCAAGGTGCGGAAGTAACCGCAGGATCGATCACCGCAGGAGGCGCGAAGGGTGACTTCGTAGGTCACACATTGACATTCACCGCTGAGTGCATTGCACAGGCCGCATTTGTGGAGCCATTCACAGACGTGCCATTTGACAACATTGCAAACGCAACGGTGTCACCAGCGTACTAATCAAATAGTGGTTTAATTGTAAAAAGGGTGGGTAAATTGCCCACCTTTTTTGTTAAATTTACAACGATGATTTACCTTGAATACAACGAAGCAGGTCAAACCGCATACTTCACTCTCGACGAGGGAAGATCATTCTACGCCACGGCATTTACTCACTACCTTTTGGTGCTTGTGCTGGATGGTGTTGGCGTGGATCAGCAAGGTGCTACCCTTGCGCAGGTACTTGATGTGGTAAACGAAAACGCAAGGGCCACAGAAGTCACTTTGACAACGATCGGATTGACCAATACAGGCACGTATCAATACTATGCTTATGGCCAAAATTCATCGAGCAACATTAACCCGGACGATGCTTCGGTCGTTGGCCTTGTGGAGCGTGGCACGTTGATCATCAGAAACACAAACGACCAATTTGACGTGATACAAGGTCAACAAACAATCAAGATAATCGACTAATGGAAGCGAATAAAAACATAAGGGTGTCGCGTGTGGAGCTTGCTCAGTACCAGCCCGTGGCATCGACTGAAAAAATAGAGCGCAGTGGATGGCTCAGTTTTGGCGATGACAACCTATACCCCACCTACCTCAAAGAACTTGCCGACACTTCACCCGTTCATGGTGCAATCGTCAAGGGTGTGGCCCGTATGATTGCAGGCAAAGGGTTTGCACCACTTCCTACATACAACACCGATAGGCTAAGTCGTATCTTGCCGTCAGTGGCATCGGATATGTCGCTTTATGGTGGCTTCTATGTGGAATGTATCAAGGCGCTTGGAAGTGATGAGGTGGTGAAGGTGACGCACTTGCCGTTTGAGAATTGCAGACTTGCAGTGGATGAGAATAGCAACGTGACGGGTATCTATTACTCCAAGAATTGGGCGCAGTATCGCAAGAAGATCAATGAACCCGTCCACATTCCACATAATAGCGGTGATGTAAAGCGATTTGTGAAGATCAGTTTCCTAGATGAAACCACATCGGTCTACTATCCGCAGCCGTCGTATAAGTCCTGCATCAATTACATTGAACTTGATCGGCAGATCAGTGTGTTCCACGTTTCAAACATCCTCAACAACTTTGCGCCCGGCACAATCGTGTCACTATTCAATGGAACTCCCGACGAGGATGCTAAGCAAGCAATGAAGCGCGAGCTGCAAGGCGCAACGGGCGCGAGCAATGCAGGCAAGATGGTGGTGTTATTCAATGAACCTGACCAACAGAAACCCGACATCGTGACCTATCAGCTCAATGATGCGGATAAGCAGTATGACCTATTGAACCGAACGGCTACGGAGAAGATTCTTGTCGGCCATTTGATCACAACGCCATTGCTCTTTGGCATCAAATATGGCGGTGATGGATTCAGCTCCAATGCAGATGAAATGCGCCAAGGGTTGGAGATCTTCATGGCCAACGTGATTGAACCAATGCAGCGAGTGATCATCGATTCACTTGAAGAAGCGATCGGTATCAGCGGCCTTGTGATCATTCCAAATAACGTACTCGGAGCAACTGAGGTGAAGCCAGCCGAACCCGTTACACCTGTCGCGCCCGTGTTAAAACAACACGCTAATTTGTCGGCTAAAATGGATATGACAGAGGAACAAGAGGTGGCGTGGCTCAATTACCTGCAAGACAAAGGCGAGGTGATCGACATGGAGCTTTATGACCTAGTGAATGAGGAGATAGTGGAGGGTGAACCCGTAGCAGACGAGGAATTGTCAGCGGTAAAACTATTCAAAAGGTTTGCCGATCCCGACGCCAAATCAAAAAACGATGCAGGATTGATCAAAGTGCGTTACAGATACTCCACTGCCTTGTCGGATAACTCACGTATCTTTTGCAGAAACATGGTGGCCGCATCCAAAGCAGGTGTGGTTTACCGGTATGAGGACATCATTCGCATGGGTGACGATGGCATCAATAGCGAATTTGCGGCCAAAGGTGAAAGTACCTACTCCATTTTCCTTTACAAGGGCGGTGCAAATTGCCACCACTTCTGGACACGCCAGACCTTCATGCGCAAACGTGAGAACGGTAAGTTTTTACCCAACAAAGGACTTGAAAACGACGAGCGAATCAGTCAAGCCAGCGCGGAGAAAAAAGGCTTTGAGTTTAGAGATGCACAATATTGGGCAGAGGCATCCACAAGGCCAATAGATATGCCCAACAACGGCTACAAAAACCCACGAACATAATCATGGCACAAATACTCCTAATATCACCCGACTATCTGTACCAAAACACAGACGTCAACACATCGGTGGAGGCTTCCAAAGTCACACCATACATTCGCCTTGCTCAGGATATGTGGATCGAGCCACTGATTGGTACCGACTTGATGAACAAAATCAAAGAGGATTCCGACGATGGATCAATCACCGGCAACTATCTAATCCTTCGCAATGACTACATGAGGCCAGCACTTGTGTGGTTCACTTATCAGGAGATGCTGCCATCGCTCAATTACAAGATTGACAACGGATCCATCGCCCAGCACAATAGCGAGAACACATCAGCGGTGGGCATGAGTGAGATGAATCGCAGGATTGAGGATGCAAAGAAGAACTCGCGCTTCTATGCTCAAAGATTGCAGGATTACATCTGCGACAACCCGTCATTGTTTCCTGAGCTGAATACCAACACGGGCAGCGATCAATTCCCGACGGCCAACAGACACCTTCCGTTCATGCTCAGTGACAACAACCATGCGATGGGTCGCAGCGTGCCAACATATCCACGTAACATGATCGACAGATGGTGAAGAAAAACAACAGGCAGCGCGATGAGAAGCTTGCTGCAAAGCTCAGGGTTTACCTTGACAAAAAGCAATTAGACGGCAAAAATCAAAACACAAATAATATCACAAAGCGATGAATCAAGTGTATGCATTTACGTTGACGCTGCTAGCCTGCATCCTATGGGTGTATGGTGATACCTGTATTGCCTTTGCATTGGAAGCATCGGAAACTGAGAAAATCCATGCCAACAATTTATGGACGATCTGCGATGCAATCGCTAAATCATTCACTATGCTTTCATTGGCACTATTGACAACGGGCTGCTTCCGTGAATGGGCGGCCTTTATGTTTGCTCTAAGCGTCAATAATCTACTTGATGAACTTTTCTTTGATCC